AGTTGAGTAATCATTACCACCAAGGAAGGTATATCCAACATTACCAACAACGTTAAAGGTAACTCCTTGAGTATCCTGACTCCAAGTTCCTACTGAAGCTGTGATTGGTGTTCCAACGTTAGCGGATGCTGATGTTGAGAATCCAGATGGTCTTGGATTAGAAGTTCCATTAGTTGATGTATTTGCAGATCCACCAATATTAAGTCCAGCATAAATGTTTTGTGAATTTAATGCTAGGAAGTCTTTATAGTAAATTCTTTCAGGTGCGTTAACTGCAGAAACTGCATCTTTTGCCTTAGATAGATTTAGATGCTTCTCAATTACATTACCTTTAATACCAGTAATTCTTCCATCATCATCTACAACAACAACGTGAATACCATCATTTCTGCTATTTCTATCACGGGAGAATTTATTTGTAACTGGTCTAGGTGCTAATGACTTCCAAGATATTGTTGCATTATCAATACCTAAATTTTGTTGATTGTACCAATCTTGAACTCCAGTCCCACTACCAGTGTTGGACTCACTAAGAGTCATTCCTGCACCAGCATTGTTGGTGGATAATCCTTCTGCACCACTAAAGAATACAACTGATCCAGTTGTAAATGCTGCACCAACATTACCCTCTGCGTAATCAATTTCAGTTTCAGTGGATCCACCACCAACTGTTTGAACACGAGAAACAATTTTAACATCAACTGTGCTATTTTCTCCTTGTGTTGATGTATTAACTCCAGTAACAATACCTTTTAAGAAACCAGTAAATGCATTAGCAGTACCTACACCAGCAACGGTAAATCCTCCAATAGAAGCAGTGACCGCAGCACCAACAGTAGCACCGAATCCTGCAAGAGCAGTGGTGTTAATACCAAGAATTTGGTCTGCTTGATCATCAATTATACAAACCTTAAGTAAGTTTGCCCAAGAACCAGGATTCTTTGCAGCAAATGTAAATGTCGTCGCACTTTGATGGTTTGTAAGATAATCGTCGTAATTATCAATTCTACCGCTACCAGTTAATGAATCATCAAAAGTTGTATTTCCAACTCCAGCACTTGCGTTTGAAAGGACTGCTCCACCAGATCTAACTACGCTTAAAACACCACCATATGTTAAAAATGATGCTGCACTCATCCAATACTCGTATTGAGCATCTTGATCAAGTGGTTCTCCAAACACACTTATTAAGTCTTGCTCTGTCGCTATATTTGTAGGTTCATTTACAGGTCCTTTTGAAAATGGACCAGCAATTGCACCTATGTTATCTAGTACATTATCAGCTCTTCCGACAGTTAAGTCAACCTCTCTGACCAATACACCAGGAGACAATTGTGGAGTCGCCATGTTTTTCCCCGAATCTCAGTTATCTAGAAATTATTTATCAAAAGTTACCTTTACATATACTCCCACATATATGATCGATCTCCATATTCATCAACTTTCCATAAATCACCCTCAGAATCAACAAAACTACTATCATCCAAACCATCGGACATAAATCCAAATGGTGACATATCTTGTTCTATTTGATTTTTTTGTTCTTCGTATAATCTTTTTCTAACATCTTGATCAGTGAGTTCTTTAAAATAATCTTGTGCAACTAACCATGCATATATTACAAGACACATTGCTAGGTCATCATTACATCCTTCCTCTGCTTCAAATGAATTACTTTTCTGAATGAACGTAGTTAATTCATTCATTATTTCATAATCACACATTAAAAGTTTATCTTCTTCAATCAAAGTTTTTAAGTTAAGAGAACCCACTTTCTTAACAGTTTTAGACATCTTAAGACCCATCTGAGTTTTCTTTCCAGAAAAACCTTGTCCAACAACTTGACCTGCTCTACCTCTCATGGAACACATCAAAAGATTTTGATATTCTAGATCATAATTTAAAATCCCTGCAACCTGATCACCAACATCATTTACTTCACATAAAATAAAAGCATTATTATATCTTTTACCAATCTCATGAATGATATTGGGAAAGAGCATTGGTTTTATTTCATTATTTCTATACTTAGCAACTACTGCATGTGGAAAGTCAGTAATATCAATCACCACAAATGCAGAGAAATCTTTTCCAACACCTCTTGCAACATCAACTGTAATTACATAATCATGATCTTTTTGTGGATCTACATAAACATCAAATCCAGCACTAGATGTATTTGGTTGTTGATATACAAGTGCTCTTAGTTTACTTGGTGCAATCAGAGTATCAACAGATCCTAAGAACTCACATTCAAACTCAATCTTGAATTGTTGTTCTGAAGTGTTTGCAATTGTTTGTTCCTTCCACACTTCATCTCTACCAGGAACTTCCGACCAATGAACATCAGTTGGAATATATTCGTTTTTACCTTGTTCCGCATCATGCCAGTATCTGTAAAAATGATTCATCCCGTGAGGGGTAGAAACCATTATTACCTTCGTGCTTTTACCAGAAGTAATAGTAGGATAAACACTAGCAAAGAAAGACTCAGCGATGTGATTGGGAACAAAAGCAAATTCATCCAAGAATAGGATGTTGAAAGACATACCCCGAACAGCACTAGCACTAGTGGAAGCCGCCAATATTTTAGAACCATTTTCTAACTCCAATGAACCTTTATTCCATGATATAATTCCCTGCTGCATCCATTTAGGTAGATTTTCATAAGCAGTTTGTAATCTACCTAAAAGTTCTCTAGCAGTTGCTGCTTTGTTAGCAAGTATACCAATGTTTACACTATCGTTAAAAACAGCATAATGTAAAAGATAAGATACCACCGTTGTTGACTTACCAGTCTGACGGGGCATCTTACATATATTAAATCTATTTTCGTGAAATCTATTTATTAATTTTTGTTGAAAATCGTACGGTCTGAAGGGGACTAAACCCTCATCCAAACTAACGATCTTAACATGTTTTTCAGCAAAATATACTGGATCATTTTTACATGCAACAAACTCAAGAATTTGATCTTTTGTAAATTCTTGAGATACGTTTGCTTTTTTTAAATTGGGATTACCAAGGTATACATTATCCATAGTGATTTCAAATTAACAATTCCAACGTCTTCTTGCTTGTCTTAATCTACTGTTTGGATCTTTTGCTGCTTTAGGGAATTGTTTCATTTGCCCTGCACTACGAGCACAGTAACTTTTTCTCCTATTAGCTGCTTTACTACCTGCTTTTAGTTTTGATGGAGGAGTAGTTACTGCCGTGCTCAATTTTGAGCCAGGATTTCTACGACGATACGCCTCTACGCCCTTTTTTGTCATTCCAGCCCCCTTATCTGTGGGTCTTTTATGACCAGACTTTACACTCATTCCCTTCATATCATCCTCATTTAATTGAAGTTCATCTCTCCAATTTGAAAATGAATCTTTGATACCTGCTTTTCTTAAAGTCTTCGCTTGCTTAGTGTGCAAGGCAACTGCTTTATCTAATTGACCAGGAATTGCATTTGCTGCTTTCCCTGCATCTTTCTTAACCTCCTCAGAGTCTCTCAATCTTTTTGCTTGACTCTTATGCATTTCTACTGCCTTATCAAGTTCACCAGGAATTTTATTTACTGAAGATCCATAATGAGTCTCAACTCTAAGTCCTTTTGCTTTTTGATCTGCGGCAGTAACTGACTTTCTATTAGATCCACCATCAGTTGACTTGAAAGGTTTTACTACATTGCTGAGAACTTTTCCGACAGGATTCTTTTTTAGAAAATTACTACCTGCCTCCATACCCTTTTTTATGGTTTCATACGCACCCTCATCAACAACTATCTCAGTTTCTTCCTTTCTAGTTGCTTTCTTTTTTACGCAGTTTGGATACCTCTTACCAAACATTGTTTTCATTCCTTTCTTTTCATAACCAGGCCAACACTTTTCTTGAAACTGATCGAATGTAGGATTTACTTCAAACTCCTCTTTCTTGGAACTGTTACCCCAATTAGCAGCACCCACCTTGCGACACTTAACTAATGCACCTGACGCATATGCACTAGGCCATACAGAGTAACGTGACTTTACCTTATGATAGCAAGCATCTTTTGTGCCGCTACCCTTACCTTTCTTATCTGCCTCTGCTACCACTTCGTTCTCTGATAGTTTTCCACCTTTTTTATATCTTTTAGTAAAATCTTGAACCCTTTTTCTATTATTAAGATCTGTGTTTATTTTTTTAAGAGTGTCACTTATAGGAGTAAGTTCTTCTTTCATTTTTTTCTTCCTTGGACTATCGGTGGAAACATAAGTTGGTTTTGCAGCACCAGTTTTTTGTGCTTGATTTGGATCTGCCTTTCTTTTTCTTGCTTGTGCAGATCTCCTTTCTGCATCAGTCATCGACGCTCTCTTAGCAGAGGATACGCATTTAGGAGTTGATTTTTGACCTTCTGCACGAGCACAAGGTTTTCCTGAAACAACCTGAACCCAACCAGGTTTGCCGTCTTTAGAACTAGACCCCTTAAACCAACTACGAAGAGAACCCTCATTCATTTGTTTAGTTTTCTTTTTCATTGTATTAATGAACTTTCTATAGACTGCTGCCTCAGAGGTTTTACCCATTTCTCTCGCTCTTTGTTCCATAGCAACTGCTGCTTGGATTTTATGTGCGTGAGATCTTGAAGATCCACGAATTTTGGTGACAGATGCTTTAGCGGTTGCAACATCTTTAAAACCCAATCCATGAATAGTTCCTTTTGGATTCTCATCAGTATATAGATCAGAATGTTTTTTAGAGTTTGCAGGTTGCCCTTTCTTTCTAGGAATACGAGGATTTGACTCTTCAGAAACTTGTAACATTGGTTCAAGTGGATCGTAATCAACAATCTCATAACTTAATAGTTTAGAACTAGGATATACTTTTTGAATTTGACTAATCACCTCAGTTCTATTTGGTTTTTTAACTAAGGGAAAAAACATCTGTATTGAGAACATTTGTCCTTTCCATCTTAGAAAAACTTTAATTATATTTCCAATCTTAGATGGTATTCTTTGTGCCTCATCTATAGTAGAATTTTCTATGTAAACTGTAGATTGTGTTGGTTTTAATGGTTCAGGTTTAATTAAGTCAACAACTTCAAAAGCAAGACCACCTGTTGCGTTACCAATTTGTAAGGTATCTCCCTCCTCCACATTGTTCTCTGCAAACCATCCTCTATTTACTTCTAAAGCAAATGCTACATCTCCCTCAGATGATACAGGTAAAAGAGTGTGTGGATTTAATTGTTTAATACTTTCAACCACACCATCCTCTTTAACAAAAGCAATATCAAGTGGAATTTTGGTATCCTTCATATGAAAAGATTTTTGACTTATATCTTCAAAAACAAAAAGCATACCCCTATCATAGTCTAGATTTTCTCTAAACATTAAACCCAATTGAAATTCTGCATTACTTTGAGGAACTTCTAATTTAAGTGGTAATCTTACGGATTCTCCCATTCCACC